AGATCATAGTGTCGTGTAGATTAAACCCGGCATACTTTAAACCAAGTGCCTGTTTAAATGACGTGCCTGTCTCGCTGCCTTTTTCAGTAGCATCTCCTACTATCCATATCACTACACCACCGGGCTTAGTGATGGCATACAAAAACTTAGCCACTTGTTCAAAGTTAAATGAGTATCCGTTATAAATTCTTAATGAATCATAAGGCGGAGATGTGATAGTTAGATCTACAAAGTTATCAGGCATAGCCTCCATAGTCTCTATGCAATCTTCGTTATAAATTTTGTTTAACTCCAAGGTGTATCACCGCCGAGTAGATCTTGTAGCTTACGCATAGAGTTAGCGCACCTACGATCAGCGGTAGAGACAGCAACCTCTAAGTATTGTGCTATCTGATTGAGAGTCCAGGCATCGTGGTATCTGAGTTCCAATAACTTAGCATCATCAACATCTAACTTCTCATACGCCTTCTTAATATCAAGGAGGATAGCAATTAGATTACCGCTTTCAGCAGGAGCAGAAGGCTTCTTAGGTGTGCCATCATTAATCATATCTTGTGCTTGTTGCATAACAGTTCCGTGCAATACCGATTGAATTACAAAGGGTAGTAGTTGAGCGATAGTAGTGGTGTCATAGAAGGCTTCATCACCAGTCTGATAACCTGCCTTAGTTGCTTTCTCTTTACGGGCGTAGCGCTCTGCTACACGCCGCATCTGATAGGCAATACGCTTCTCATTATGCTGGCGCTTGGCTAGGTTAGGTTCATCTAACTGTTCGGAGAATTGCTTGTTCCTACTAACGGCCCAGGCGTAGCACTCTTGGATAACATCTTCTTTATCTACCCATCCCTTAAATCTACGGGCAATAACTACTGCAACACTAGGAGCTAACTCATATAGTGTTGGATGTAATTGTTCACTCATTCGGCCATTTGTTTTCTAATACCATAATGGCAATAGCGGAGTAGTTAAGTAGATCTATAAAGGAATCTCTAAGTGATTCATTCTGTGGATCAACATTCTTATCTAGTAAATTATTGATGCGAGCAATCTTGTCGTGCATACGCACACGCAATCCGTTAAGTGGACCACCAGGTGCACGGGATATATTGGTTGGACCGTAGTCCATTTGCTTACGCAGTAGCAGATCACCTGCTTCATCTAGTAAGCCACGAACAGTATCTATAAAATCTAAAGTTATTCCTTGATCGGCGGCAGCTTGATCAGCATCGTTTCGTTTGCGTAATCTATCTTGACTACCAAGATCCCGTAGTCCATTAACCACTCGGCGAGTTCCGTCAGCTCTGAGTTCTTCATACATTTGAAACACCTAATAGATGCTTAGTGGCATCTGCACCGTTAGCTAAGTAGTAGTCCGTTATGTCCATATTTGGTGGTAATTGTACTATTGTTCCGTTCATCACCTCACTTGCGACACGCCGACTAAACTCAGCGCCAGGATTAGTACCATCCTCTTTGACATCGTTATCACCGACAATATAAATAACATCATAACCATTTAACAGATTAACAAAGTGTGGCTTCCAAGCTGCTACTCCTGGTACTCCAACAGCAGGTAGACCAAGCACACCTGAAACAATTACAGTATCTAACTCACCTTCGCAGACTACTATGCGGTGAGATAGTTTAAGAATATCCTCAACATTATAGAGGTGAGACTTCTGACCTAGCGGAGATCCGTACTTAGGTTTACCATCATCTAATCTTCTAAACTTAAAGCCAACACATACACCTAGTGCAGTGATGTAAGGTATTGAAAGCCACCCAGCATAATGTTCGTGGCCTGGGATTGGATCAGATACAACACCGAGTTCAAAGCGAGCAGCAACCTGTTCAGAGATCCCACGACCTTCGAGATAACTTAGCGCTTCGGGTGTTATTTCCTGAGCGTAGCGGCGTGCCGCTTCCAGCACAGATTTCGTCTGCTCTTTTGAGTGCATCCTTAAACTCCAATCCTTCCTTGTGCATAATAATATTTACTGCGTTGCCTGCTACTCCGCAGGTATGACAGTAATAAAGATTCTTGATGGTATCAATAACAGCTGACTTGCGTGTGTCGCTATGAACACAACACCTAACCGATACATTCCTACCATCTTTAACTTCACCACCCAAGAAGCGTACTACTACTCCAATGGGTATTGAGTTCGCATCGGTTCCAGCATTTGCTTTGCCCGTTCTACGGTTGCGGGTCCAGTCTTGTGCTGACAACAGCAATCTCCTTTACACTTCTTGTGCATATTAACGGATCGCTTAATTTGATTTAGCTTATTAAGTTCACCACCGGATAGGCAGTAGTTGCAGATCATTCCTTAACTACTTCCTCTTCAACCTCTTCGACTACATCTAGTACTTCTTCTGTTGGCTCTGGTGCTGTCCAAATTTCTGTACCTGTTATGACTCCCTCAGGTGTTGGCATTATGTTCTCCTAACCATTGTTGTAAATCCTGGATAACCCAGGCTTGTTCTATCGGAGCATTTCTCCGTTTAAATAGAACAAAAGATAAAGGCTTGCTAATATCCCTATGCTTAGCATAATTCTCTGCTTCAACTTGTGCCTCATTCCAAAACTTCTTTAGGTCTAGTGTCTTAGTATTCTTTAGTTCAAAGATGTATGACTGGCTACCGATCATAACAACCAAATCACCTTCATCCTCTTTGCCTGATAAGCGTAGTCTCTCAGCTACTACACCCATCTTGCGAAACCATTTCATTACATCAATCTCAAAGGCTGCACCCTTGCGTTTGTTATAGGAAGGGTTAGCCATCTAACTTCACTTTGTTTACTTTAAATACTTGTTCACCGTCTTTGTCCACCACTTCAACAATTCCTGCTTGTATAAGTAAGCTAGCAAAAGCAGCAAAATCAGTTTCCAATTTAGCAATCTTCTTTTTGACATAGTTCATCTCCGTATTAGCCAAGTTTTTTCACCGCCTCTGATATTCCCTGCTCCAAAGTAATCTTTGGTGTATAAAATTCTAGCATCTTTTTGTTATCAGATACTCTAAACATACATCCGACAGGCTTGTCGGGGTTAGTTTTAATCTCACCTTGATAACCAACCTCATCCATACACATCTGAGCTAACTGCAAGAATGATGTAGATCTACCGGTACCTAAGTTAACTGGTTCAGTTATACCTTCACGCACCGCAGCAAGCACTGCACCTACTACATCCTTCATATGTATAAAGTCTCGTGTCTGTTCACCAGTTCCCCATACTTCAAAGGGATCGTTGCGTTCAACCGCTCTCTTGACATACATTGGGAACGGATAGGTCAGGTCTTGGTCCCATCCATACCCTGAAAACGGCCTAAAAATATGGACATTTGGGACAAATTGGGACAGATATTCACCGACTAACTTGCTCCAACCGTAGGTCATATCAGGTGCACCAGGGAACTTAAGGTTAATATCAAACTCTTTGAGCTTTATATTCTTATCACACTGTAGCGTTATTGGATAAGCAGCACTACTAGAAAAGTAAACTATCTTGCGTGGCTTAGTCTTTAAGCACCATTGAAAAAACTCTGAGTCAATAGATAAGTTATCAGCTACTGCTAATGGTCTGCCTTCAATAGACTCTCTGCCACCTACAATAGCGGCAAGGTGAATGACTAGATCATACTGTGTGTCATCTCTTTTAAACAGATCTCTGCAATCAATACCATTTTTAATATCAGCACCAGTGATACTGATGTTAGGTATCTGAGATAACTCTTCGGTAAAGTATCTACCAACAAATCCTTTATTACCGGTAATTAAGACTTTCATCTGTTCCCCAATCGTATATATATTTGACGTGGCCTGACTCATTAAATGAGATCTCTCTATCTGGTGTGTAGACAAAGACATCATTCTCATCTAAGGCTGCGCCAATATGACAGACAGTATTGATCCTCTTGCGTTTAATAATTCTTTTCTCACTTGGTGGTGTTGACTGATAGTTGTAGTACTCATCGTGAACTAAGCAGTTGGCTATGATGTGTGGGTAAACAGCACTGCTTAAGAAGATCTGATCTTGCATATATGTATCAGTAAGTACAGCCTCTTCTAATACCTTCTTAAAGAAACCCATACCTTTAGTCTTGCAAGCAAACATACCAGCGGAGATAAGGTAGCCGTGTCCTGTTGGATGATCTCTAATAATATGAAAATCAAACTCTGAGTCTAGGAACTCTTGATGAGCTATTGCTTCCCGTAATGATAGGCGGGCATCTACATCTCTTGATAGAACTACATCAACTGTTGGATCATAGATCGCTCTAAATCTCCATAGTCTTGCGGTGCTATCCTCACGTTCACCTACCGGTATCTGTTCTACATTTGGAAATAGATCTAGTGTGCTACGCACCCAGGTTGGTACAGAATTTCCTACATAATAACGAGCAGTAAAGCCAGGAAAGAATACCTGTGCTAACTGTGCGTTCTTTATAGCACCAACTAGAAACCTAGGTTGATTGCCGTAAAGTGAATAGGAAATTACTTGCTTCATTTGATACCTATTGACTTCTTAAACCTAGCAAGATCTGCTGGGTACTCCTCTTGTAAGTACCGTTGCAACTCACGTTGATCAGCAGAGCCAACCTCATTAGAGTTGTTCTCAATATAGCCAGCATCTACCTGTGATTTACCAGCAAGGAAATGTAGGTGTTCAATAATTACATCATCAAAGTACCAAATAGAATTAAGATCCATACCAAGTAACATCCAAAAGTTATCCATAAATAAGTGAACCAACTTAGGCGGTGCCATAAAGCCAAAGCTTCTAATGATATTGGTGCTCATCATTACCGCAGTAGCAAGGTTCTTGCCTTGGAATAGATCGTTGCCATACGCAAGACCGTAACCTTTAGATGCTATAGCACCCGCTAAGAAGTGATCCCATTGATGCGTTGATGGTAGGTGATCATCACCCATAAAGAATATAGTTTCATACTTGTCTGCATACTTATTGGCTACCAGATTTAAGGTGCCATTCATTCTAAGTCTAGGGTTAACCTCATAGATCACACCATCTAAGCGTGGGTATAGGTCAGCCTGATCATCATCAATAGCTACGCAGATGTCAGAGATAATACTGTTCTCTTTAAGTGCTTTAACGGCACGATCAATAGATTCTGGTCTGCTTCTTGATGGAATAATTACAAGGTTAGTATTCATAATTTCCTAATGTAGTATGGATTGTTGGTCAAATTGTCTTACTATGCGAGGTGCAGCACCAGGTTCAGTGATCTGACAGTTCAAATAATCAACCTTTAATGATGCAAAGTATGAGCCATCGGCTGCGTGTGGACCAAACCGATTCTTAACTGCTGCAACTAATAACTCTTTGTTGTATGGGTCGTATCCCATAGTAAGCATTAAGCTCGGTAGTTGTGAGACCTTACCGTGAACTGCTCGTCTTGGTGGCGGTTGCATACCTTGACCGTACTCTGTCTGCTCTGAGACGTGGTGTAGTACCAGTACGCAAGCCTCTGTCTTACGAGCCATATCGTGCAGGTCCATCATAATTGCACGAAGTCCTGCCCACTCATTATCGGTTTCAGCAGCAACGTTCATCAAGTTATCTATAACAATTAGTTCTGGAGCAGCACCATATAACTCTATGTAAGCCTTCACCTCTAACTCAATATCATCTAAGGATGGAGATGAATCAAATACCCATTGGATCTTTTCCATATCCTTCAACTTAGTTTGATACCAGTCAGGGTTAGTATTGAGATTACTCTCTACTGTTATCTGTGAATGACCTGATAGGTGAGATGCTGCTCTCATCATTACCGTTGCGGTATCGGTATCAGCTGAGAAGAATAAAGTTCTAGCGTCAGCTTGCAAAGCATAGACTAAAGCGAACATAGACTTACCTACGTTTGGTGCAGCAGCAACCATACATACTTGTCCACGTCTAAAGTAAATGTGTTTGTCAGCCAGTGATGGCCACACACTCTTTAGTGGTGTGGCTTTTGTATTAACCCCACCCCACGCTCTACCTAAACTAAGCAACCTCTTCCTCTCTTAACTTAATACCACGCTGTGATCTAATTCGTTGTCTGTCTTTAGCATTAGTTCCACCCCAGACACCAAATCTTTCGTTGACTAATGCCCACTCTAAACATTCCTGCAAGTGTGAGCATTGTCTGCAAATCTTCTTTGCAACTTGGGCTGTGTAGTAATCACCTTTCTCCGGAAAGAAAAGTTCAGTATCTACTTGGGAACATAACGGGTCCGTAAAATTTATCGGAACCCGCATAAGTTATCTAACCCAGACGGTATCGCACTTCGCTTCACCCTTAGGTGAGTTACACATCCAACCCTTCCAAGGACCCTTAGCTCCCTGACCGGTTCGATAGTTCATAGCGCCGTGCTTACAAGTTGGTGCATCTCCATTAACAGGAACTGCGCCTAGTGCTTTTGCTGCGTAGGCAACATTTGCATTAGCAGATGCTGACTCATTTAGTGAGGCAGATACTGATGAGATTAGAGATGAAAGATCCTGGATTTGTGTCAGGTGTCCTTCCAACTCTGCGTTTGTCTTGGCATATACATTAATAAGTGTTCCATCTTTTAACTTGAAGTTCACTTGTAATGCAGTGTCGCTATTTGAAGCGGCCATTATTTTCCTCCTGTTGGTTTGACAGAGATACGGGCGGTCTCTTGTCCTTGTATGTATGGTACGAAGCCGAGAAGTTTTTGTACTTCATCAGCATCGACTCGCTTTGCTCCTGCCACAGTAGTCCAAGTGATGTTCACTCCGCTATGTGTAGTGCCAGCGAATCCTTCTAGTGAGGCTTTGAGAGAATCCTTCTGTGCTGATAACTTCTTGATCTGCTCATCTAATTGTAGATAAAGCAAAGCATTTGTATCAGCTTGAGGATCTTCTATCACCACCTCAGCCTCTTTGATACGTTCTTTTTTTAGACCAACGCATCCCATCTCACCGGTAGCGTCATAGTATTTACAGTAACTCTTACAAAAGTTTGGGTCCTTCTCAGGCTCTGGTACTTCAGTAGATTCTTTAATAGCTGATAACCAGTTAAGCGCTTCCTCTGCAATAGCAGGATCATACGCTTCAGTATGTATGCGAACATCTCTCTCATCACCATCACGGGCGATGGCTACAAGATTTACGTTTCGGGGCTTCCCCTTCCCCGACTTTTCAAGCAAGTAGCCATACACCTGCACCTGCCACCGTTGCTGTGTGCTTGGAAAGTATGAAAGGTTTTTAACCTTAACAGTTTTCCAATCCACTACATCCCCAGTTTCAGGAATCCATAGATCGATGTGTGCCTTCATACCGTTGTACTCGACCTCAGTCTCAACGACATACTTCTCACCAGTTGGATCTGCTAACTCCAGCGCTTCTTCAATAGTAGCGTGGATCGCAGTACCCATAATGGCAGCAAGCTTTAACTCGTTCTCATTAGTTTCAGGTTGGTCATTAAGACGATACCAAACCTTACGGCGGCATCCTCCTAACTCTGACGGTCCAACCTGCTTCTGAGTACTGCGGGATCTACTAGCGTCTTTGTCTTTTAAAACTTTGATTAATAAATCTTTTGGATCACTCATTTATTATCCCTTGTCTTTTGATAAACTTTTGATGATCTTATATTGCGGAATTGAACTTCCCAAAGTTCCTTGTCTCCTCTAACAATTTGTAATAGTTGATCTAATGACCAACGCTCTCGTCCATTAAAGTAAAGATCTATCTCGTGTGCAATTTTTTCACGCACTTCTCTTTCTAAAAATGATG